GATTGTAGCACAGATAAAACACTTCAGATTATTAAAGACAATGAATTGGTATCTGGGATAATAGAAAATAAAAATTGGGATACTGATAGACTTCGCGCAGAATATGAAACTAGACAGGCTGTTCTTGAATTAGCTCAAAAATATAATCCCGATTGGATATTGTACTTTGATGCTGATGAGCGCTTAGATGTTGAGTTAAAGACAATTGAATATCTTATGACTAATCCATACATAGATGCTATTTTTTGTAGGTTGTTTGATGCTTATATTACTGAAGTGGATTTTAATCTTGAATTAAAAAAAATTGGGAATGGTTCATGGAATGCTTATAAAAATGGTGAGCTCTGGAGCTATTCTAGATGTTCAAATTATTATACGGCATTAGATTTAGAAATAAAAAATTACAATGAACGCAAATGGTTTGGTCCAGAATTTCGTGATATTGGTATGTTTTTTAGGAATACTCCGCATTTATCTTATACTAAACCCGATCAAAGAGTTGCTAATTATCTGCAGGGCGCTTTAGTTTCAGGCTATGTTAAACATTACGGCAAAGCAATTTCAATTAAGCAATGGGAAGATACTTGCGATTATTATATTAGTTATTTTCCAGAATCGTATAAATCTAAATGGGAAGCAAGAAAAGGAAATGCGATACATGATAAATCTGACTTTGGGAATGCTTTGATTTTGTGGGAAGATAGATTTAAAAAGGGAATTAATTTGAATGCGAGGATTGATAAGAAAAATTAAACTTATATTTAATGTATGTAAAAAAAAAGACTTGTTTAAAGATTATTAAAAATAAAAAGAAAATGTCGGATGAATTTTTTAATAAGATTTATCCAGAATTGTTTATTCATGTTACAAGAATTGCGCGGTCAAGGTATGAGAATAAATATAATTTTGTATCTTATGAGGATTTTGTTCAACATGGGATAATTAGTATTTTAACAATGCGCGATGGTTTATATTTATCTTTTTATATTAATCGTGCTTCTCGTAGAATGAAAAATTATGATGATTGGGCTAAAAGAATTCTTACAAATGATACTATAGTTAAAGAATTCAGTTTAATAAGAGAGAGTGGGAAAAATGGATTTGTAGCGGGCGGTTATGAGAAAAAGAAAAAATATCCTAGTTGGGTTCTGAAAAAATATGAGAAAAAAGAAAAACAATTTAACTAATAAACAAGAAAGATTCTGTAGGGAATATATAATTGATTTTAATGGGGCACGGGCGGCGGTAGCTTCTGGCTATAGTAAGGCTACAGCTAAAGCTATCGCTCATGAGAACCTAACTAAACCTTACATTCAGGAAAGATTAGCGATGCTTACGGTAAAAACGGCTAAAAAGTTAGATATTTCAGCCGAATCAGTTTTGAGGGATTTGAACACAGTAAAAGATAGATGTATGCAAGCAAGTCCAGTAACAAAAAAAGATAGTAAAGGTGAGATTGTAGAAGTTGGCCAATATACATTTGAGCATTCAGGTGCTAATAGATCATTAGAGTTATTGGGTAAATATTTAGGTTTGTTTAATGATAGACTTAAAATAGACATTGGGGATGTGGAAGCTAAGATCTTGAATGTTTTTAACATTATAAAATTTTATGTAAAGGATAAGAAGACATTACAAAAAATAGCAAAAGAAATTGAGGAGATTAAAGATGAATAAAATATATGAAATGTCAAAGACTATGAAAAAGTTAAATAATAAACTTGTTATTTCTAATAAGTTTATTAATGAAATAAAAAATATATATAGTGGAAAAGATGATTTGGAGAGTCGTTTATTAGAAGCTATAAAAATTCAAGAGAAATGTCACCAAAAAATATTTGACCGACTATTTAAAGAATTCCCAGAATTGAAAAAGATAGCTCATTTTACATTTTTTATGATGAGATCTGGTAAAGTAGTAATTACGACACCCTCAATTTTTTATAGAATAAAGAAAATATTAAGTTTAAAATAATGAATAAACAATACTCAGTTACAGATAAGATTAATGATATTTATATCAAGTATACTATTTTGAAGGATATTTATAATAAATGTATTAATTTAGCATCTATCGAAAATAAAGTAGATGGAGTAATGAGGATTGGTATAAGAGCAGAGAAGGCGAGATTAGAATTATTTGATGAAATATATTTACTTTATCCACAATTAAAGGGTAAGGATATCTGGTTTAACGAACAAAAACGCTGCGTTGAGATGAATAATGAATATTCGACGACTGATTGTATAATAGAGAAAAACGGCTTTAATTTTAAAGATTTAAAGAAGCTATTTAAATTAAATTGATTATTAAATAATAATGATTCTAATTAAATGATAAGAGATAAAAATGTTTTAGCCGCTATTATCAAAAGAGAAGCCAAGAAATTAACAGAAATAGTTAAAGAGCCTAATGAAGAAATTGATATTTTAGAATGGGCTAAACAATTCTATGTTATCGAAAAACTTCCATTTACATTAAAGGACAGAGAGTACTTACGCGAAATATTTGAAGTATTTAAGGATCATCCAAAGATTGTTGTCAGAAAATCAGCTCAATGTGGCGTTTCTGAACTGGCTATCCTTATCTCATTCTATTTTGTTAAATTTTATAGAGAGAATGTGTTTTATGCCTTTCCGGCAGAGGCGCAATTGGGTGATTTTGTACGTGGTAGAGTTAATCCCAGAGTTACCGATTCAGATTATTTTTTCAATAATTCAAAGATAACTAACAATGTCGGGATCAAGCGCTTCTTTGATAATTTTATTTACTATCGCGGATCTACTAATCGCCGGCAGATCATATCTGTTGATGCTGGATTACTTATCTTAGATGAATATGACTTAATGATCCAAAATCATATACCTGTTATGAGGCGTCGTTTAGGCGCTTCAAAGTTCGCTAAAGAGATAGATCTTTCCACTCCAATGTATGAACTGTTAGGTATAGACGCAGAATTTCTAAAAACAGATCAAAGAGAATGGCATATAAAGTGTGATGAATGTCAAGAAGAACAGGTTTTAGATTTTTTTAAGAATATATACCCTGCGCCGCCTGATGATCCTTATGAAAAGCCAATTAAAGAACCTAAATATATATGTCAATTTTGTGGAACTGATATAGACAATACAAAATCAGGCCGCTGGATCCCTAAATATCCAGAAAGGAAAGTGCCTGGTTTTCATATCTCTAAAATGTTTATTAAGCCCGCTGCTGAGCTATGGGAAAATTATAGGGATGCGTTACAACGTGGCGCTATAGCTATTCGTGAATTCTATAATTCTGATCTTGGCTTAGCTCATTCACCTGAAGGCGGTAAGATAACAGATAACGAATTAGACGCTTGCCGTGCCAATATCCCCAAAGAAATCACTAAATTGAATTGTTATATGGGCGTAGACGTAGGGCGTGTATTGAATGTAGTTATCTCTAAATCGTATAGAGGTGTTAATTATCGGCTGTTTATTGGATTAGCAAAGGATTTTGAGGAACTAGCAGTTCTGATGAAGCAATATGACGTTGCATCTTGTATTGTTGATGCGATGCCTGAAACAAGGGAAGCATTACGGTTTTCAAAGAAGTTCAGGGGTAGAGTTTGGCTAGCATTTTATAATTTGAGAGAAGATAGCCAAAGGGCGCTTTTTGATGATAAAAAAAGAGTGGTGAGGATACATAGGACTAACTCAATGGATTACGCGGCTAATCAAGTAAAGATAAGGAAAACTAGGTTTGCTTATACATCTAAAGAAATACCAGGGTTTTATAATCAGATGAAAGCACCGCAGCGAGTTGAAGAAATAAACGAAAAAACTGGTAATATAGAATATAAGTATTTAGAAGGTACAAGCGAAGATCATTATTTTCATGCTAATAATTATTGCGAAACTGCAATGATGAAAGATCGACCTGTTTCTATTGATGTTGAAGATATTCAGCATACTAATGACGAGCAAGATATAGATGTAGATTATGAAGATCAAGAAGATTATGATTTGGGATTTGAAAGTGATTTTTAGAAGATATGGAGGTTAGCTAATGGGTATACTAGGTGTTTTTAAAGAATATAAAGAATTAAAAGAATCGGTTAATAAATTAGCTGATAATAATAATTCATTGCGTGAGGATATATCAGTACTTGAATCCACAAACAAAGACCTACGTGCCCGTGATGCTGGATGGACTACGTTAGCCGATATTTCAGGTTCTTCAACTGATCTACCTGACGATAAAAGAGATAAGCTACATGATCGAGCTAGAGAAGCTTTTATTTATTCGCCTGCTGGTCATAGGATGGTTAAATACACAACTTCTTACATTGTTGGTAGGGGATTTAATATTCAATCATATAATCCGGCAGTTCAACATATGATAGATAAATTCGTTAAAAATCCACATAATCACTGGAAACGCCAAAAGAAGGAATGGGTCAATAGACGACAAATAGACGGCGAAGTTTTTATCACTTTGACTATACAAAAGGATGGTAGTTCGATTGTTCGTGAAACTAATCCGTATGAAATAAGACGAGTGCTTTACGATCCAGATGATATCCAAAAACCTATTTTGTATGAGCGAGTGTATCAAGAGATAAAATGGGAATCAGCCATACCGAATGAGGTACAGGCAACGGAATATATACCTTATATTTTTGCAACAAAAAAAGATATAGATAAATTGAATATGGGATCATTGTCATCAAAAATTTCTAAAGTGAAAAAAATCTACCATATGAAAACAGTAAGTTTTGCAGATAGACTTCGCGGATTATCTGATTTCAGTCCTGTTTTATATTATCTTTCACGCTTAAAATCTAATCTTGATAAGAATTTGAAAGTAAATGAAATAAGGGATTCTTATGTTCTTGATGTGACGGTAGACGGTAACGATGACGAAGTGAAAGCAGAGGCGGGCAAACCTCAATATCGACGGCCGCCTAAAGCGGGAAGCGTGTTTGTCCATAACGATAAAGTGCATATTGAATTAAAAAATCCGTCTTATGCGCCTAATGACGTAGGAAAAAACATAGAGCCTATCCTTGCTCAAGTTGTAATGGGTTCTGGAATGCCTGAATGGATGCTTGTCGGAAAAGCTAATATGTTCAAAGCGGGCGCTCAAGAACAAAGCGCGCCATTCGTTAAATCAATAGAAGATCTTCAGGAACTATTTGAATATGATTTAATTAATATTTTGACGTTTGTCATAACAAATGAGCTTGAATCTATTCATAAGAATAGAGGTAAATTTAACGGTTTAGAAGGTGAAAAAGCTTTTTTATCACAAATAGATAAAAACCTAAAAGTGCCTAAAATGACAGCCGATAAAAAGTCAGGTGAGTTAGTAGAGGAAAAAGGCAAAGATAATAAAGTAATAATGATTCCGTTTTGGGAAACAATTGATATTCAATTTCCGCAAATTATAGAACGTGATGAGAAAAAAGAGGCCGACGCGGTAAGTGCTGATATTGCAAATGAATTGGTATCAAGAAAATCAGCTAGTATGAAGCGTGGTTATGACTATGATCAAGAGAAAATATATATTGATATTGAAAGAGCCGAACGTATTTATCGCAAACGCTTCTTAATGATGAACATGAAGATCTGGATTTAGATGAGGATGAAGACAAAAAGGACGTTGAATAAAAGAGAATAATAAATGCCAGAATTAGTACGTTCTAGAATTGATTGGGAAGCAGAGATCCAGAAATCACTTGTAAGAAATCGTATACATTTAGATTCCCTTTCCAGAACTGAATATACTAAACAAGTTAATGTGATTTATGACAGGATTTTTGATGGAGTATCTACTGAAATCAATAAATTGTTTAGGAAAGCAAGCAAAAAGGGTAAATGGATAAGATCGGATGTCATTAAATTCAATCGTGCTATTAATCTCCAAAATGAAATTGCTAAACGTTTAAAAGCATCTGGTAAAGATTATAAGAGTATTACAAGGGGATTTATTAGACAAACTGCAAGTTCAGAGTTCCAGACAGTTAAAACAGAACTAAATGATTTTCAATTAATTGATAACCTGAAATTCTTTAATGCTCAACCTACTCAATTTTTAGATAGGATTTTAGCGCAACCTATTCAAGGGCTTACTTATCTTGAGCGTGCAAACAAAATAACCAATGCTCAATCTTTAGCAATGAAAGAACAAATACAACTTTCCTGGTCATTGGGTGAATCAGTTCAAAAGACAATGTCGCGTGTGCGTAAAGTAAATGATATTGGAAGAGCATCCGCGATCCGGCTGGTTAGAACTTCAGTAATGAGCGCTTCTAATTTAGCGCATATCCAAGCATATAAGAATTCAGAGTTAATAAAGAAGTGGCGCTGGTCGGCTGCCTTAGATATGCGTACGTGTGTTATATGTGGCCCGCGTGATGGTCGTTTATTTAGCGTTGAAGATTCGTTTTTGTTGCCAGCTCATCTAAATTGTCGTTGTGTTGCGATTCCTTATATCCCTAAAAAGGAATGGCGCAGACGTGGATTGCCAGAAGTGAGAAAAGGCCAAGGTGATACAAGAATAGCTAGAAATCCGGAAACTGGTAGGAATATGCTTATTCCTGGTGATACTACTTGGTCTAAATGGTTACGTGATCAAAACGCAACTGTGCAAAAAGAGATATTGGGTAAGGGCAAATGGGAGCTGTGGAATAAAGGCGAGATAAAATTAAATCAATTAAGTCCGCAGAGAACTATTGTTCCCTTGAAGACACTAAAAAAAAGAGCTGATTAATTTATAAAAGAAATTTGGTTTTTTTAAAAAATACGGGCAGTTGTAATCTAATTTTTTATTAAAATCTTTACAGTCTGTTTGTTGTGTTACGCAAGGAAGCTCCCGTTGGGTCATTGGACAAATCGCTATCTTTTCGGTGAACAATGCACAGCACCTATCCATCTTACGTGCAGTTAAATAGCCCGCGTCATCGATGCGCCAGCTTTCACCAAAGCCTTGATAATTATTACAATTCTTACATTTTTTAATTTTTTTTTCCTAAAACTTGATTTCTTTATTTAAAATTTCATCAATGAAGTTATTTAATCTAGCAAAATATTTTTCTTTATAGAATTCACAATCGAAATTTTTGTTTTGCTCTGCAAGCATTTTTGTTTGATATTCAAAAGAAGAATATCCAGTTACAGAATTACAATATATTGTTTTTTGTAATAAAGCAGAGCATTTGTGTATGAATAAACAATGAATATCCTTTTTAATTTTAATATTCTCTAGTTTAAATCCCTTATAATTCCTACAATTTTTACATATTTTTTTCATTTCTTTTTATCCGTCATGAGGTAAAGACAAGCCTACTCTTGGAATTTCATCAATATCAACAAAAGAAACATGATATTTATCAAATAATTCATTTACCTTTTCATTACCTAAATTTTCTAAATCAGTTAAAAGCATTCTTAAGCATTTGAAATAACCTTTAGTTTCTTTATCTAAATTTAATTTACATTCAATTTCTTTTCTTATTTCCATAGTTTTTCTCCTTTAACATACATATAATCATTATATAAATTTTATATTCGATTGTCAAATACAGCATAAAAAACTGGTAGATTAGGTATTGGAGGTGAATATTTTTTGGTTAGAAAATTTAAGCATAATCCTGTTAAAGAAGAGTTTTTGATTACTGAATCTGCATTTGATGATGATTGTACAAATGGAAGGATAAAAATTATTGAGAGTGGATTTAATCAATCTGAATCTCGTTTTTATACAGAAAATGCAATTAAAAATGGAGCAAAGATTTTTGAGGGTGTGAAGATGTATGCCAACCACGATTATGACGGCTCGGAATCTAAGAAATTGGGTACTAGAGATATTCGTAATTGGGTAGCAACAATTGATAGCGTTGAATCGGGCATAGGCTCAGACAACAAAGTTGCTGCATTTGGCAATGTAAAAGTTCATAGTAAATGGTTCAAAGATTTTATCAAAGAAACCAAAGAAAGCGGTGTTTTAAATCAAGTTGGCGTTAGCATTGATGCTTTTGGTGTCGGAGAGAGAAGAGCTGTTGATAAGGTATTCACCAATGTTATCGAAGGCTTTTCAGGTGCAAATAGTGTTGATTTTGTCTCGACTGCGGGCGCAGGTGGCAAGATGCTTTCTTTTCAAGAAGCAAATACAAATAAAGGAGATTTTGATATGGAAAAAATGACGCTAGAGGAATTAAAGGAATCGAATCCTACCCTCGTTAGTGAATTGATAAAAGAAGCGAGTACTAACGTAATCAAAGAATTAAAAGAAGCTGAAAAAAAGAAGGCTGATGATATAAAAGCCAAAGAAGCGGCTGCTAATAAAGACGAGGCTAAAGATAAAAAAGTACTAGAAGCTAATGATTTATTCAAATTACGAGCAGAATTTGATCGTAAAGAAATGTTAGGGAGTATGTTAACTGAAAGTGAACTACAAAAAGAAGTAAAAGATCGCATTAAAGAATCTGTATTACTATCCAACGTTGTTATAAAAGAATCTAAATTAGATATTGAAATAACAAGAAATCAAATAGCAAAAATTGTTGAATCTGAAGAGAATTATTACAAGAAATTGATCGAATATGGCGCAAAAGGCAATGGCGGTCAATCAAAAAAAGATGATTCTGTTAAAAGTTTCAAGGAATCACTAGAGAAATGTTTTGAGGCAAAAGCAGGATTAGAAATTAAGGAAAAGGGAGGTAAGAAATAATGGCTATTAATTTTACTGGTATTGATAAAGCCGAAACTGATTTCGGGCAATATAAAAAAACACGATTGTTTTTCAATGATACGGCTGGGATTGATTGTACTAATGGCGGAAAATTCGTACAGGCATCAGGACACGGCATTAAAGAAGCTGCTGGCTCTGCTGATATAAGAGGCATCGTTTTAGATGGTGTCGTTAGCGCTGGTTCTGCTTATGTAGACGTTTTTGACGGGCTGCAAGACAGATTTTCTGGTGTGTTAGTTAGTGCTAACGCTGGATCCACTTACAACAATTCACCTGTATATGCATTTAACAGTAGCAAAATTGCTAATGTTGCAACAGGCTTAGATATTGTTGGTCTTATTAGTGACAATATGGGCGAACCAAAAGCTGAAGGCGATCGAGTTATCTTCAAATTAACGGCATCTGAAGCCATACCTGGCTACGATTCTGGCAATACTGCTTAATGAGGATAAATGATGGATCATTTAGAATGCAAAACGTGTTTATGGAGCATAAAGAATAAAAAAAAACAATTGGAATGTCGGGTAAATCCCCCGAATGAAATAATTGACACGCATGTTATACCGCATGCAATTTATTCTTCATTTCCAAACATTGAAGAAGATTGGTTTTGTTCAAGGTACAAATATTTTGAAGAAGGATTTGAAAAGGAGAAAATAAATGAGTAAAGAAAAGTTATTTTATGCTGTAAAGGAATGTTTAGATGCTAACGAAGATCCATTTGATTCGTTTAAATTAATTAACATAATGGAAGCATGTGAACATGTCAGGGAAGCTGCTGGCGATGATATATTTTCAAGTTTGTTAAAGAACACTGCTAACAAGCGGATGATTAAAGCATTTGAAACAAGGGAACAAACTTGGCAGAAAATCGTTAATAAACCGTTTGGATCAAGACCGGATTTTAAACTAAATACCCTTATTAGACTTGACGACTTTTCACGTTTAAAAAAGGTTGTTAAAAGAGGACCGGCTAATAGACGTTCTGTAGGTGAAGAATCTGGAACTTATAAAGTAGAAACTTATGAAGATTCTTACGATTTAAACAGAACAGATATTATTAATGATGATTTAGGCGAATTATTGAAATTCCCTAAAAAACAAGGTAACGCGGCTTTTGATACTGTTGATAAATTCATTTGGGATTTCATTAATAACGGCACAAGTGCCACTTTGTCACCTGTACTTGATGGAACTGCTTTATTTACGTCAGGACACGGCAATTTATTGACCACTGCGCCACTTTCTACCGTTACGTTAGCTAAAGCAAGGTATGCCTTAGCTAATATGAAAAACAATAGCGAAGACGGCGACACTAAACTTGGTCTTAGAATGGCATATTTGATTGTTCCTGATTCATTAACTACCTTATCTGAACGTATTATCACTGCACAGCGTGGACTAGCGCAAACTGCGAATAATGACGGTAATCCATTTAGTAATTTAGAGATAATCACAGTTCCTTGGCTAACTGATACTGGCGTTGAAGCAACTGCCGATTGGTATTTAGCTGCTTCTCCAAATCAGACTGAAACAATTGATATTGATTTCTTAAAAGGCAAATCAACGCCTCAGACATTAATGAAGAAATCTGATACTCAAGGCGATAATTTTGATTTCGAGTCTAATTCTTGGGCTTTCAAAACTCGTTATGAATTTGGTGGCCGGTTAGTTGATTATCGTTGGATTATCAAGAACGACGCAACTTAATCATAAAGGGGTAAAGCTATGAAAAAATTTCTATTAATTTTTCTATCGATAGCTTTATTTAGTGTAGCTGTCTTTGGCGGCTACACTAATGTTGACAAGCTAAAACTC